GTAAATCCTGATTACATTGAGTTTGTAAATTTAGTGCAAACTTTCCCATATTCTGATAAGGAGAAAATATATAATATATATTTATATATGATACCCAAAAAGAAAATGTTTCTAAAATATATTAAATCCTCTAAAACTAAAAGGCAAGAAAAATTGCTTAAGCATATTGCTTTATATTATGAATGTTCATTAGGTGAAGCGGAAGAATATATTGACATTTTAAGAGAAAGTGGTGTAAAAAGTATTCTTACTAAATTAGGTGTTGAAGAAAAAGAACAAAAAAAGTTATTAAAAAATGGATAGTATAGTTGCATCAATAATTAAGCAGTTTGAAGATAGAAGTACTGCTGGTAAGAAAAAGTATGGTACTGATTTAGATAGACAAGATTTGTCTTTACTTGAGTGGGTTGAACATGCTAAACAAGAGCATATGGATGCTATCTTGTATTTAGAAAAATTAAAACAACAGTTCATTCAAGAAGTAACTGATCCCCATAAAGTAGGAAACAAGTGAATAAAAGAACACCGTTCATAGTAAGAACGATTCGGAATCATACTCCTCAAGAGATCAATTATGCTTCCCAAAAGACTATATCTTATAGTCAGTTCTCAATATATAATGACTGCCCTCATAAGTGGGAGTTATTATATAAAGAGGGACTAAACGAATACCAGCCTACAATTCACACTGTATTCGGAACAGCCGTTCACGAAGTACTTCAAAGTTACGTTACTACAATGTATGAAGAAAGTGGAGCAGCAGCTGACAGAATAGATATTGAAACTCAATTTGAAGATAAATTCAGAGAAGTATACTCAGATGAATACAAAAAGAATAAAAGTATTCATTTTAGTAATGCTGTTGAAATGAGAGAGTTTTATGAAGACGGTCTTAACATATTAAATTATTTTAAGAAAAATAAAGGCAAATACTTCAGTAAACGAGGATGGCATTTAGTAGGATGCGAGTTACCCATTGTAATTAACCCTAATCCTCAATATCCAAGTATATTATATAAAGGTTATCTTGATTTAGTCTTATATAATGAAAACACAGATAAGCACAAAATCATCGATTTTAAAACATCTACTCGAGGTTGGAATGCCGACGCTAAAAAAGATGAAGGTAAGCAGTTTCAATTGATATTTTACAAAAACTACTATAGTAAACAATATAAAGTACCTGAAGATAATATTGATGTTGAATTTGTTATTCTAAAAAGAAAAATATGGGAGGAAAGTGAGTTTCCACAAAGCCGAATTCAAGAATTTGCTCCACCAAGTGGAAAAATTAAAATGAATAAAGCAATGGGTTCAATGGCTAATTTTATAGAACAGTGTTTTAATAACGATGGTTCATTTAAAGATACTAATCATCCAATAACACCAAATAAAAATTGCCAGTATTGTCCTTTTAATAATAATAAAGAACTTTGTAACAAATAGTTTTTTGTATATATTTATATATAAATAAAAGCTATGAGTAAAAAGGATATGACATTAACAAGTGTAAAGGTGCAAACCGACTTGTTTGAAGACTTTAAACTAGAATGCGTTAAACAGAAATTTTCTTTACAGAAACTTGTAGACCGCACAATCCATTTATATCTTACAGATACAGAATTTAAAAAATCAATTCACAATCACAATAATTTAAATCGATAAAAAAAGTTTTATGAATCAAAGTTTTGGTTACCTTCCTCAAAATGAACGGAAGAAGATTTTACTAATTTGTGACGACATTAGAGTACACTCCGGTGTAGCAACTGTCGCTCGAGAATTAGTAGTAAACACAGCTCAACTTTTTAATTGGGTAAATGTTGGAGGAGCAATCAACCACCCAGAATCAGGCAAACGTTTAGATCTAAGCGCAGATACCAATAATAATACTGGGCTAACTGATAGTTCAGTTATTTTATATCCAAGCAATGGATATGGTGACGCTCGCATGATTAGACAACTAATAAGCGCTGAAAAGCCAGACGCTATTTTCTTAATTACTGATCCAAGATATTTTATTTGGTTATTCCAAATTGAAAATGAGATTAGAAAAAAGATGCCTATTATATACTTAAACATTTGGGATGACTATCCCGCACCAATGTATAATAGACCATATTATGAGTCATGTGATGCCTTATTAGCTATTTCAAAACAAACTAAAAACATTAATGAATTAGTATTGGGTGATAAAGCTAAAGGTAAAATTATTGAGTATGTGCCTCATGGTTTAAATGAGAATATTTTTAAACCACTTAATCAAAATGATGAACAATTAAAAGCATTTAAAAAAGAATTGTTTAAAGGTAAAGATATTGATTTTGCTTTATTCTTTAATTCAAGAAACATCCGCCGTAAACAAATTCCAGACGCAATGTTTGCTTATAAAATCTTTATTGATTCATTAACTGAAGAACAAGCTAGAAAATGTGCTTTTGTTTTACATACCCAAGTAGTAGACGATAATGGAACAGATTTAGCTGCTGTGCAAGAAATGTTGTTTGGTAGTGATGCTAAATATAATATCATTTACTCTGATAAGTACGGAACACCAGATGTAATGAACCTACTTTATAATAGTACTGACGCTCAAATTTTATTAACTAATAATGAAGGGTGGGGATTAAGTTTAACTGAAGCAATATTAGTAGGTAATCCAATCATTGCTAATGTAACTGGTGGAATGCAAGACCAAATGCGTTTTAGTAAAAAAGGTAAATGGATTGATTTTGATGCTGAGTTTCCTTCTAACCATACTGGCAAAGTCAAAGAACATGGCGAGTGGGCCTTCCCAGTATATCCAACTAATAGATCAATTCAAGGTTCTCCATTAACACCATATATTTGGGATGACAGATGTAACGCTGAAGACGCAGCTGAGCAAATTAAAAATGTTTATAATTTGTCTAAAGAAGAAAGAAAAGCATTAGGTCTTAAAGGACGTGAATGGGCCTTATCAGATGAAGCAGGTTTCACAGGTTCAAATATGGGTAAAAAAGTAATTAATACTTTAGATAAGTTATTTGAAACTTGGAAACCAAGAGAAAAATATGAATTTATAAACGCAAACGAAGTTAAAGACAAAGTAGCACCTCACAAATTAGTATATTAAAAAGTTATGAGTAAACCGTTATTTTTTATTTCCTGCCCTATTGATACTTATAGTGGTTATGGAGCACGCTCTCGAGATTTAGTTAGAGCAATTATCCAATTGGATAAATATGATGTAAAAATCCTACCACAAATGTGGGGTAATACACCTTGGGGATTTATCAATGATAATCCAGAATGGGAGTTTTTAAATAAACATTTTTGGAATCACCCCCAATTACCTAAGCAACCTGAAGTCTGGATGCAAATTACAATCCCAAGTGAATTCCAGCCTATAGGAAGGTTCAATATTGGGGTAACAGCGGGTATTGAAACAACCGTAGCCCCAGGTGATTGGATTGAGGGTATTAACAGAATGAATTTAACATTAACTTCATCTGAACACTCTAAAAAAGTATTTTTAAATACAGTACTACAAAAAGTAGATCAACGTACTAATCAAGTTATTGGTGAAGTAAAAGTAGATAGACCAATTAAAGTATTATTTGAGGGTGCTGATATTGAGATCTATAAAGTATTAGATAAAGTAGATTCATTTTCTGAGTTAGATAATATTAAAGAAAAATTCGCTTTCTTATTTGTTGGCCATTGGATTAATGGAGATGTAGGTGAAGATAGAAAAAATGTTGGATTACTAATTAAAATGTTTTTTGAAATATTTAAAAATAAAAAAGACAAACCCGCATTAATCCTAAAAACATCTCAAATGGGATCATCATATGTTGATAGAGATGATATTTTAAAGAAAATTAAATTAATCGCTAAATCAGTCAATAGTAAAGATTTACCTAACGTTTATTTACTGCATGGTGAATTTACAGATGTAGAAATGAATGAATTATATAATCATTCTAAAATTAAAGCAATGGTTAACTTAACTAAAGGTGAAGGATATGGTAGGCCATTACTTGAATTTAGTTTAACTAAAAAACCAATTATTACAACTAACTGGAGTGGACATGTTGATTTCCTAAGTCCTGAATTCACTACTATGCTACCAGGCCAATTAACAAATGTACATCCAAGTGCAGCTAATAACTGGTTATTAAAAGAATCACAATGGTTCTCAGTTGATCATCAACAAGCAGCGAATGCTATGGTAGATATATTTAATGATTATAAGAAATACATTGATGGTGGAAAACGTCAAGCATATAAAAGTAAAAATGAATTTAGTTGGGATAAAATGAAGGATAAAATAGATGAATTATTTACTAAATACATTCCTGAGTTTCCTAAAGAAGTCAAATTAAAGCTTCCTCAAATTAAAAAAATTGAATTACCTAAAAAAGTAGAAATAAATGGATAAAATTATAGTATGCCCTAAATCAGGAGGTGACTTGTGTTATGAAACACAGGTCACACCTGAAATAACTAACTGGATGTCTTTGTCTTGCGGATTTTGGACTAATAGTTTAATGAAACAAGATAGTGAGTTCTATAATGAGCAAATGGAAACACTTCCTGAGTTATATAAAGATTTAGCTTGGAAAGATGAAACAACAGGACTAGTTTGGTTACCTCAAACTATTAATGAACCTACAAAAGGCATGATATTTGCTAATGGTGCTAGTGTTCAAGAATGGAAATGGGCAGCTGTTAAAGCAGTTCCTGTAACTGAAGAAGAAAAACATAAATTCCCAATCCCAAAGCAACCAGGTAAATTTTACGAATACAGAATGGATATGGAAACTCTTCAACATTTTGATGAAAGAGAATTTATAGATGCATTAGAATATGTTGGTTTAATAGGATAACTTTATTATCTTTATATCATATGAAAATTAGTTACGGTTTAACAGTTTGTAATGAACATGAAGAGTTACAAAATCTTATTGAATATTTGAAAAACAGAATC